AGCCAATCAATCGCCTTGTTATAACGCTGGTTTCGCTGCTGCTCAAGATCAGTCATAAACGTCTTATAAGTCTGCAGGCTTAACTCACCATCAGCCAAAGCGCGGTCAACATCCTGCTGTGTTAATTCAGAGTTAAGTGACAACCTTCTAAGCCGCACAACCGTGTCTGGCCTGTCCTGTCCTGGCTCTGTGTTGTAAGCCTCGGATTTTTGCTCCCAAGCCGAAGGATCAACAGTTCGCAACTCACTCAAAGCGGCTTCTGCGGCGTCATCGTCGCCATCGAGCATGGCGGCTGTGACTCGTGCTTGCAGTTCTTCTGAACGTTCCGCTCTGCGACGGTCGTTGCGTGCGTCAGCACGACGATCGCGAGCATCCTTATCTGCAAGCGCGGTGTTTACTTCACCAAACAAGATTCGGCGCTCGCTTGCACTCATTGACTCAAATGTTGCCTGCACTTCCTCATCTTCAAACGTGCCTTCGCCAGTCAAAATGCGGAAGGCCCGCGCCGGCTTTAACATGGCCTCATCCATAACAACGCCAACTTTTGCCTGGGTTACAGCCTCGTTAAGCTCATCCAGCTTAGCTTGATAAAAAGATGGGTCGTCAATTTCTTGGGCGGCCAAACGCAATTCGTCTCGCACCATGTTTACTTTCTGGTCAACAGTCACCACCTCGCCGTTTTCATCAATGGTAGGCCCGGCCCGAACGATCGTTTCTGCATTACGAACCAACGTATCCATGTTAGACCGCAAACTGATTTCATAGTCCGTGCGATTGCGTTGTGCCTGTGTCTTTGCTGCTGACAAATATGCAGAATTTGCAACGACACCAGTCGCTGCAGAAAACTGCTGCGCAGCAATCGGGCTTGCCTGACCAAGAACATCGGTCTGTTGGCCAACGAGCGCAGTCAGGCTTTCTTCAAAATCGGCCAGCCCAATTTCTTCGTTTTCAAACTGGGCCTGCAGATTAGTAATTTCCTGCCGCGCGTTAGTCTCAAAACGTGTGGCAAGCGCCTTTAGGGCAGTACCCCGAGCAGCGCGCCCAAAAGTCGTGCCCGTGTCACCAGGCACAAGTTCTGAAACGTCCTCCCCAGCAGCAATAGCGTCCTCAAGCTGTTGGGTTGTTGGCGCGTTGAGCGCCCCGTATCTGCGCCCTTCTTCTTTTGCCGCCTGCTCTGCCTGGCGAAAGGCAAAGTTGGAAACCTGGTCCATTTTCCGTGCCAAGGTTTCGCTAGTGCGGGAAGCCTCTTGCAAACCAACAGTGCTAATCTGCGGCATGCCCGCAATAGAAACGCCCCGCCTTCTGTATCTAGGCATTGCCATATCTTTACCCCACCGGCTGCATCATTGACGGCGTGCCAACGCTGCGTGCTGTCGCGGTAGACGGATTTATGCCACCACTTGGGCCGCCAATGCTGCCAATTTGCATGGCTGCTCCGCCAATCGTGCCAACCGCATTCATAAAGCCCTGGCGACGCGCTTGTGATGCGGCAGACTGGTACTGTTGCGAGTTGATCTCGCCAGCAACCCGAGCCAACTCTGCGTTTTCACGCGCCAGATAAGATTCTTCTGTGCCGGTAGCCTGCGCGTACAGCTTCAAAGAGTCCGGTGTGCCGCTATAAGGGGCCAGCCCGCCAGCCGCTGCGCGAGCGGTTACCGTTGAAATGTTTTGCCGTGTGTCACGCAAAATCTGCACGCCCTGTTGGCGATACTGCAACTCGCGCTGCTTGCCCTGCAGTTCTGCCTGTTTTGCTTGCGCCTCATAAGCACGGGCCTGCTGTCGGCCAGCCTGTATTTGGCCAATAGCGCTAACTGCCGAAGCGGCGGCCCCAACCGCCTGCAACGTAGAAAGACTGCCTAATGCTGCTGCAAATGCCATGTTACTGTCCTACCGATAGTTTGTAGTCCAAAGCCAAAACCGTCATTGGCAAAGGAACCGATTGGCTAATTGTTATTTTTCCTTCATCGACATATCCAAGCAACGGACCTGATGTTTTTACTCCGGTAAACGGCTGTATAGGAGTATCTAAGTTGTCTTCGCCAAAACTCCTAAAAGCAACCTGTTCGCCGTTAATCGTGACGGCAAACGATTCAAAATGCTCGCTGTTGATTTCCAATATACGTTTCTTAAACGCCCGTATAGAGCCTGACGCCAAGCGCGGCTCAACCGGCAAAGTCACTACAAAGGGCGAATAATTCAAGCCAATCTCGAAAGACTCGGTGGCATCGCGATCTAGCGTTATTTCGCCAGACGAAACAGTTTTGTCGTTTTCCACAATGCCATCACGAATTACTTTGACGGACTCGCCTTCAAGAAACGAGAGCCCAGTAACCGTAGAGGCGGCGCCGCCAGATTCCGCGCAATCTAACGTCAATGTGTCATCAAACAACTCGACGTAATACCTGGTAGCGCCGTCAATCTGTCTTTCAACAACAACGTAGGTATCTTCTATATCAACGCCAACCGCAACAAAATTACCCTTTGTTGTCCACTTGGTGGCTGCGATTAACTCCTGTGATCTTAAAAGCGTATAGCAAGCAATAGAGCCGTCCTCGCTATTGACGATATGCAGCCTGTTGCCTTCGTCAGTAGAAGTCGCATTGCGAACAGCCATGTCGCTCGGCGTTCTAAGCAAATGCGAGGAAAGCAACGATATCTTGGTTGTGACATAGCCGTTCACGGTGTCACTAAAAATAAACTCGCCAAGGGCCTTACCCTGCCGCTGCACAAAAACTGTTGCGCCATCTACGTTTACAACCCGTATGCCGGCACGAGAGCCATTGGAAGTTTGTTCCTGCACCGCGAGAGTTGACGGAGTAATCGGGTCGCCTAGTGTCTGCGGTATGTAAAACTCGGCAGCGGTTGTAAAAACCTGCAGGTTACGACCAGCGTACAGATCAATAATCGCGTTAAAACGTCCAGTGTCTAGCGTTGCCTCAAGGCCGGCATCGTCTAGCGACTCTCCTGGATCAAAGTTAAAGAACGAGCCTACACGACTACCCCAAAGCGTTGAGGGCCTAGAGCGCGATCCGCCAAAATAAAGGCGTCCGTCGTAAAATACTGCAGACCTTGGCCAACCGCGGGTGTTTGACCATGTGTCTTCGTAGCCTTCTTCAAGTTCCCAGTTGCCAGAAGAAACCTGCGAAGTGTCAAACAGCGGCACCTCAGAGACAGTTTTTATTTCTGTCGAACTAACAAACTCAACAACGCGCAGACGGCCTTGCGGCTGAACATTGATGTATTGGTTAACGTAGCTTGCGCTAAAAACGCCAGAAGACGCCGTGACAGTAATGTTCCCGTCCGGCTGGTCAAAATCCAAATCTGCACTTGGGTTGCTGACCGAAAACGAAAAAGCAAACTTAGGGATAAACGCAAAGTCCACGTCCGATATAGTCCAATCGGCGTCCGTTGCTCCGCGCAAAATACGCTGCGGCGGCATGTTTTCTTGGCAGAGAATTAGCGTGTCAGCAGACTGCGCCCAACACATTGTTGGGATAACGCTAGAAGTTACTTTGGGGACATTAAGAAAGTCGTTGCCTGTCCCGTTGATATTCGTAATCTGCGTTTTGTCCTTAAACACAAACATCTTTTGGTCAACAAAAATCAGCATGTAGCTGTCATTGACCGAGAATTCAAAATGGACAGTGCGCACCGCCGTGCCCGCAGAAGACGGAAGTTCTGCAATAAACCGGGTGCCATCGCGTCGCTGAATGCCGCCCTGCGGCTGAACCACTACGTTATCAGCCCGCTCTAGGCCGTTGTAATACTGCTGGAGTTCAATGCGCGCGCGCAGCTTGGGGTCAATCTCCCCGGAGGTGAAATTAGTCTGCGACCGTATAACGCGGCTCATCCGCGCACCGCGATAAGCGGGAAGTCTTCAATGCGTTCAGCCGACTTGCTGCCACCGTCAATGTTCATGGCTACCCGCATGTAACCACCGCGACGGTTTTCGGAAGGCGTACCGTAAGCCTTGCGCTCAAAATACTCTGCTTTAGTTAGCTGATCCGTGACGGTTTCAGCAATCTCCGCTGCCATCACATATTTAAGCAACTGCACAAAATAACTCGGCAGTTCGGCCTCGTTTGGCGAAAACTGGTAGTCAACCCAGATTTCTTCCTGGCTTGTCTGCAGTTTTGAACCGATAATTTCCCAGCCGTGAGTGATTGGCCTTGCGCCCGGCTCTTTGCTGTTAAATACAGCGCGAACACCCGCAAGGGTGTCACCAGGAAGCTGATAAAGATATTTCCATTCACTTGCTGGCGTCTCAGACAAACGCGCAAGCTGAACCTTTTTGATAGACCACGACCAAGGATAGGCCGCAATCACGGAGTCCTTTAGATCGTCATAAAGACGGTCACAAATCTGTGCTGCATCTGTGCCTTCTGAAAACGACGAAAGGGGCGCTGCCCCCAAAAGAATTAAAGCATCCGAACATATTGACAGCTTAGTGTCGCCAGAAGCCATAGCACACCTCAGAGAAAAGGCCCCCCGAAGGGGGCCATTTCATTTAGTCGCTGTCGGTAGCGGTGACGGTCAGCCCGTCAGTCACATCAACAACGCCGCCGGAGTTGCTCGCAACATACACCAGGTCAACACCACCCGAATGCGCAACGAAGATAAGATCGTTGACTTCAAGGGTGTCGGCCAGGTCGTTGAAGTACCCAGCGGTATTTACGTCGGCAATAGCGTCATCGGTGGCGTAGGTGTACAGCGCCGGAGCGTTGCCACGCTTAGCCGCACCAATGTTTGCCCAACCTGCTTTATCAAAAGACATGACGAAACCTCCTTACGATTCGCGGCAAGTGATTTTGACGATGCCTTCATCGTCAATAGAAACAGCACCAGCCGAGAACATCGAAGCCACCAAGAAGGAGGTCTTCTCAGGGATGTAATCGACACGCGAGGTCTGGTTCATGCCAATGCCCATGCCGAGGGCGTCACGATGGAACGCATAAAGCGTGCGATCGCTCGACCCGTCAATCGGCAGGCCGCCTTCGTCACGGTCACCAAAGGTGATGAAACGAAAGCCCATGAACGTGTTGATCTCACCAGTGACCAACGCCCGGACCGTGTTGAAGTCAGCCGAAGTAACTTCGGTTTCACCCAGCAGGGCCTGGAGGCTGTTGGCGTGCAGAAGAAGAGTGCGCCCTTCCATCGGCACGTTGTTGGTGTCGAGAAGATTCTTGGTTTCGCGCAGCTTCTCAATGTTGAGATTGCTGTCCGTTCCACCAACATCGTTATCCACAGAAGCGCTGGTGCCAGAAGCGTCGAGAGCATCGAGGCAAACCTGATCCATCCGACGAGCAATAGCGCCCGAGACAACCTGAACAAGCTCCTGACGCTCGTTAAAGTTGACCTTCTGCTGGTTGAAGATGTCCGAATACTCCGCCGCAATGTAGTCTTCCATCGTGGCAGTAACCTGCCCATAGGAGACGTTCAGCGGGGTGACATCGGTCTGCGGCACGCGAACGGTAGCAGAGCCCTTGCCAATCTTCGGAAACTTAACGGTCGAGCCTTCAACCCCAGTCCGCTCACGGGTAACACCGGCAAGGAGTCGCTGCCCCTGGTACGCCTGTTTTACCTCAGAGTCGAAGAGGGTAACAAAGGCATTTGAAATCTGTACTGCCATTGTACTTTCTCCAAGTTCAAACTAAGTAATGGTAAAACCTGTGACGGTTGTCCAGTGCGGGCCGCATATTCAGGTCACCGGCTCACGAATGTGAGTTGTCGGATAACTGGAATATAACAACAAGTTTATATAAAAAAAAGGGGCCGAAGCCCCTTTTGTTATGCCTCGCCGAAAAATTCCATGAATTTGCGTTCCACTTTCTGCGTATACGCCATGTCTTTTCCGTAACGAGGGTCCGCCACCATTGCATCCAAGTCAGACTTTGTTTCTGCGTTGCCTTCTTGGATTGTCGCGTCAGGAATTGCCTGCTCTCCGTAGGACTGGCGGATTTTGTTTAGAGCCACAATGAACTCTGCACTGTCTGCTTTTGACGCAATCGCATCAACTTCCTCGTGCGAAAGCGCCCCAGAAGTGCCCAGCTTTGTAAGCCATTGGTTAAGACCGTTGATGACTTTTTCGCTGTTTCGACCCAGCTTAGCCATTTCGGCCTCTTTGTCAGTTTCGGCCTTGTCCATGATTTCGCCGACGTGGTTCATATACATCTGCGTAATCTGGTCAAACTGATCCTGGCTTAGCCCGTTTTCTTTAGCAAAGCCCTTAAACTCGCCAAGCAACGGATCATCTTCGTCTACCCCATGATCGGCCAACGATGAAATATCATACTTGCCGTCCTTCGGGGCCTTGTGCTTACCCGAAGACATTTTTGCCCGCAGTTCCTGATATGACTTTGCCAGGTTTTCCAAATCTGGGCCGTTTTCTTCGTCCCAAAACTGCTCAGGCATCCACTCAGGGCGCTCGCCCCAGTCAATGTTATCGTCTGGTTCACCCTTTTCTTCGGTGTTCGCAAGGTGGTCAATAGACTCGCCTTCTGCATTTTCTTCCTGATTGTTCAAGTCAGGAGACAAAAGGCCGCTAGACTCTTTGGTTTCAGTCTCGGTTGTTTGCTCAACCGTAGTCTCGTCAGTAGCTTCGTTATTCTCTTCATCAATCATTGGTTACGACCTCTTTCAATACGACGCATAATTTCACGCACAATGCTGTTTTGGCCTTCTCGGGCAAAACCGTGAGACGGCGCCTCGCCCGGATACCAAGACGGCTGATCCAGCGTCATTGATTTAAGATAGTCGAGGACTTCTGCCCCCGCTTCCGTGGAAAAACAACGAACGAACAACAAGTCCAATTCGTCGTGCGCGATCTTTTGCTTTTCAAGATGCTCGTTGTCTGCTGGACGCAGCGAGTCCCAACCTTCCATTTACTGTCCCCCGGTTAGCCTTTGGATTTCTTCCGCGATTCCACCTTGCTGCTGGCTTTGCTGCTGTTGCGCCTGCATTTGCTGCTGCATCTGCTGAATCATCTGCTCTCTTTCCTCGGGAGTTGTTAGCAACGACTGCGGGACGCCAATCTTAACAGCAATATAGTTCAGCATTTCTTCCTGATTGATTGCCATTTGCCCAACCTGGCCAAACTGTGCAGCAATCTGCCCGTACTGCAAGACTTTCTCAAGATCATCAAGATTCTGTGATTCCGCGAGCGGAGAAGTTGGCACAACTTTTACTTCCTGGCCATCTACATCCAACGGCAAATCAATTAAGTTCTGCTCGTCCATGACAAACAACACGCGACGGACAATCGGAGTCAAAACCTCAGTAATCAACCGGCCATAAGCCGAGCCAAGGTTTTGAGAAAGTTCCTTCATGCGCTGCACAATCTCAGTTGCAGAACGCGCAGACATGTTATCTGGCGGCAACGAGTCGTCATAAAGCATCCGCTTAATTGAGTTAACCAGATCGTTAATAACTAGCTGCGATGTGTTGAAGTCTGACGCAGAGCGCAAAGGCCGCAAAGACTCACCCTGCGGCCCGCCGTTGCGTGCAACCGGGATAATCGCGCCAGGCACGATCTGGATAGACTGCGGGTTGAGCACCCCGTCATCAGCGGCTGTGTAAACACCAGAAACCGCAATAGATGCGTTTTTAAGCACCAACTCTTTAACCTTGTTCAGAGTCTTAATGTCAGGCAGCGCAGTCACCAACGGACCTCGCCCATAAACTTCGCCCGGTACTTTCATAAAACGCGCGACAATCCAAGGCGATACCTCCATGGTGCGATAGACCAGTTCCTCGGCCATCTCGTCTTTGGACCAAATCAGGTGATAGCAGTAAATGTTTTCTTCAATGTTAAAGACAGTCGCCTCGGTAAGATCAATTTCTTCATCCGGGCTTTCGTCAATAATTCGCTGCAATCGCTCAGGAATCTTTGCGTCTGGCCATTGACGCTGGATGGCCTCGCCGCGCAATCGCATCTTCCGATATACGTTATCAACCGTCCCGTGCGGCCCTTCTTCCAAAGAAACAAGATATTGCGGCACCGGCACAAACCGGACAGGCACCTCCTCGTCTCCAGGCTGGATAAGCATCACGGCTGTACCGACACAAAGATCAAGCAGGAACTCTGACATAGCCAAGTCAAAGTTGGTCTGGCGGATAACGTCAAACATCTGATCCGTATACAACTCTAGCGCTTCACGAATCTCTGCTTGGCGCTCTTTAGGAATCTGCGTTCCTGGCGTCAAAGTACACCAGGTGCGGTAAGGCGGAAACAAAGCAGACTGAATGCGGTTGGCAAATCTCTGCGTGCTGTTTACAGCAGTCGAGTCAAACACCCGGCTCATTTTGTTTTGGCCAGGCGTTTTGCCCTCATAGTAACCGTCGTACAAATTGCGCTGCGGCAGCGCGAACTCGTAGCATTCTTCGTAAATGGTCCGCCATTCTTCCTTGCGGGACTCTGCCTTGTTTTTGCGCTTAATAATTTCTTCTGGCTTGATGCGTGCCATAGTTACGAACCTTTGCGCTCGACACCCTTAATGGTGCCCTTTTGTTTAGAAGCGTAAAAGACTTCTTCGCCTTTCTTCTTCCCGTACTTTTTCTTCATGGCTTCCATAATCTTTGAGCCTTTTTGCGTCATTGGCATATCAGTCGTCCTTCTTATGCTTTTTCGCAAACGCTCTAGCTTCGGCTGGAGAAGAAAAACCCCACCGCTTTAACGCAAGCGCGTACCGAGTTGGCTCGCCCTTGTCGTTTTTCATCTTAGCGTCCATGCCACCAAACCGCGCAGCAAACGAAACTCGACGAGGGTTGTCGCCTTTTTTGATGGGCTTTTTAAGGTCACCGCCTTCCTTGCGCTCGTAATACTTGCGGCCCTTTTCGGTAAGCCCGCCCTTTTCGCTTTTGTGTTCTTTACGCATCGCGGTACTTCTTTGTCTTTTTGGCAATCTTTTTCGGCTGGGGGACCGTGCTGCCCGTGCCACCGCCTTTGCGTTTTGCACGAGTTGTCGCGGCGTATTCCTTATCCGATAGGTTTTCAATCGCCTTTTTAGGAAGATACCGCTCGCCAGTTTCGCTAGATGGCTTACCGCTTTTGGTCTGCCACTTTTGCTTACCCCACTTGAGCAAAGACTTTTGAGGCTTTTTCACGACGTGTACCCGCCGCCTTTGGCCTTGTATTTTTTAGCCAGCAACTGCGCCTTCCTGGCAGACCACTTGCCCGCTTCCGTGCCTTGCACGTTCGAGCCTTTGATCTGCTCAAAAAGACGCTTACGCATCTTTGGCTTGGTGTAATTGCCAGCCTTGTTGACTTCGCTCTTGGCCATTACATGCCACTTAGCTTGTCAGACATGCCTGTTGTTGCGTCTTCCTGCGTAGGAGACAGCAGCGAACGGGTCCTGCCACGACGGCGACGGGCACGCAAAGCAGCAGCGTCCTCACGAGAACGACGGTCTGCCTTTTTGACTTCTGGCTCTTTCGGCTCTGGTTCCGGCTGTTGGGCCGGCTTTGAAGGTCCACCACCCATAACTACTGACCACTCAACTTTTTGGAAAGACCCTGCCGTGCGTCTTCACGCTCCGGCGACAACAAAGAACGCATGCCCCCAGTCCGTCGGGCGGCCTGCTGCGCTCGCAGTTTACGCTGCTGCTCAGCTTCCTGGCGCTTAGTGCGCTCCTCCTGCTTTTCCTGCAACTCCTCCTGTTTGGAAGTGTCAGGGGCCGGAGGTGATCCACCGAATAATCCACCCATCAATACGTCCTCGCATACATAAAATAATCAGAGCCCTCGGGCCCATAGCCTTTCATGCGGCCCTCGCGTTCAAAGCCCAAGAATTGAGCCCACTTAACCGCAGCCTTGTGATGCACATTTACCACAATCTGCATCCTTCGTAAATTAAGTTTAGCGCCTACTTTATCAAAAAACCGCTTAGCCCCTCGGCTAAACAAACCGGGGTTTTGGTAGGCAATGCTGCCAGTCAAAAGCCATGCCTCATAATTTGTTGGGAACTTATACTCTAGCCCCATCACCAAAGCAGGTTGTCTTTTGTAGAAAATCGTCCAGCCGCATCGGTTTTGATGAACAAGCTGCAGCCGTTCTTTGACATCCGGCAAAGCAGCAAAGATTTCTTTGTCGAATCGGTTTAAGCCAATCCTCTCAACATGCGATGGATGGAACGGCATAACGGTCACGCCAGGCACATCCACCATGGCATGCACTTCGGATGCGGTAACTACCATATGCTGAAATCCGTATTGGCCTGGAACTGCTGCGCAGGGCCGGCAGCGCCGTACTTTCCACCGTGACCGCGCGTCATTGCCCGATGCTCACCACCGCCAAGCATCAAATACCCAAACGCATCGCCAACGTGGGAATGCTCGTTTTTGTTTGGCGCATCACGAAACCGCTCAGTTCCGCCACCAATAGAAACGCGCTTGAAATGATAGCCACCAGACAGTGACTTGCGCAGACGGTTGCAGTCTTTGTGGATCAAAAGGCCCGGTTTACGATCGACAAACCGATTCATGGGCATGGCACCGGCTTCGCGGCGTACCTGGAAATCGTTGCTGGCGGTAGGCCGGGCATTCAGCCCCAGCGTGCGCAGGTGGTCAAACGCAGTCACCTCGAATATCTCATCGCGCTTGGAGCCCGCCGGGTCGCCCCAGATCATCACATCCATGCCAAAGTAGTTTACGTTTATTTCGTTTAGCAGGATCAGGCCAAACCGCTCAAGGCCCATGTCGTCAGTGACAATTTCTTTTAGCACATGCCAGGAACCATTCTTGGTCCGTTGTCCAATGACAGCGGCAGGCGTCAGGCCAAAGTCCAGGCCAATGTGAAGCGGCAGGTTTTTGTCGAGTTCAACCGAGTCATCAGCCATCATCGAATCATCGTACTCAGGCCAAACTGGGCGCCCCTCCTGCACAAACACATACTGCCCGCCGGCATAACAGCGAATCCAATCCAGGTTTTTGCCGCCAAGCTGCTGGTGGTAATACCCAGGCGGTAAGTTGTTAATGTTCTCTGCGTCCGGGTTGATCTTCCAATACTTGTTTGCGGCGGGTACAGCTTCCTCGTCATCGCGCGCAGTCTCAATCACGCCGCCAGGCTGACGGAAAAACTGCCACTTGTACTTACCCCGAACCGGCTCTTTTTCTGAC